CATTCTACTGGCGAGGTGAAGTGGTCGGATTCACAGGCAGGATGTTCGAGGAATCAGATGCTGTCAAATACTACACAGACGTGTGGCCTGGATACGTGTTCAACATGGACGCACAGGACTGGACTAGGAAATTTGTGCTAGTCACAGAAGGACCTTTTGATGCCATCGCCGTTTCTGGTGTGAGCATACTGGGATCGGAGATAAATGACACACAGCGAGAGTTGATAGATGGACTTGGTAGACCGGTAATTGTTGTGCCGGACAGAGATGCCCCAGGACAGAAACTGGTAGACCAAGCGACGGAGTTTGGATGGAGCGTGGCATTTCCAGAATGGGACAAAACGGTTGGCGATGTGGCGGATGCTGTGTTAAAATATGGTAGACTGTTTACTATACAATCGATACTGAAAACGACAGAATCAAGTAAACTGAAAATAGATTTGAAGAGAAAGATGTATGGCTGATTACGATAACAACGAACAACACCAGGCTAAGAATTATTCTTTTGATGTGCAGAAATTGTACATAGAGATGTTGTTGGCGGATGCTGAATCATTTGCGAGGGCACAGAATATATTCAATCCTAATTCATTTGATCGTAAACTGCAACCAATTGCCAAGTTCGTCAAAGACTACATGGACGAGTACAAGGTCATGCCAGAAGTTGACATAGTCAATGCATCACACGATATAAAATTAAAAACAGCGAAGGATCTGGACCCAAGCCATTTCAATTGGTTGCTGGACGAGTTTGAAACATTTTGTAGACACAAGGCACTTGAACAAGCAATACTGTCGTCTGCTGATCTATTAGAGAGAGGTGACTATGGTCCAGTCGAGGACATGGTCAAGGAAGCAGTACAGGTTGGCCTCACAAGGGATCTCGGCACGGACTATTTTGAAGATCCAAAAGGAAGACTTGAAGCACTCAAAGACAACAACGGACAGATCAGTACAGGTTGGGCCAACTTGGACAAGAAACTGTTTGGTGGATTCAACAGAGGCGAGCTGAACATCTTTGCAGGTGGATCGGGTGCGGGTAAGAGTTTGTTCTTGCAGAATCTTGCGGTCAACTGGGCACTGGCTGGACTGAATGTGTGTTACATATCATTTGAGTTGAGCGAGCAACTGACTGCTATGAGATTGGATGCTATGATGACAAATATTCCAACAAGAAAAGTATTTCCCGAAATAGAAAACGTTGAGATGAAGGTCAAGATGTTGAAGAAGAAGTCAGGTAACTTGCAGATCAAATATCTGCCAAGTGGTAGTAACGTGTTGGATGTTAGGACGTATCTCAAGGAATTAGAACTCAAGAACAAGAAGAAAATAGACTGCATACTGATCGACTACTTGGATCTGATGATGCCAAAGAGCAAAAGGATATCACCAGCAGACTTGTTCATCAAAGACAAATACGTTTCAGAAGAACTGAGGAACTTGGTCGTTGAGAAACAGTGTGTGTTGGCGACAGCATCACAGTTGAACAGGGCATCGGTCGAGGAGATCGAGTTTGATCATTCTCACATATCAGGCGGACTGTCCAAGATACAGACAGCAGACAACGTGATAGGTATATTCACAAGTAGGGCAATGAAGGAACGTGGTAGATATCAGATACAGTTTATGAAGACTAGATCGAGTTCTGGTGTTGGACAGAAAGTGGACTTGGAGTTTGACGTAGACAGTTTGAGAATTAGAAGCCTAGATGAGGATGAGTCACAGAGCTATAATCAACAGGGCAAGAACAAGATTTACGATTCACTGAAACAAACATCTAAAGTTACAGGTGGAGATGCATCCACAAATGCTGGATCTGATGTTCCAGATCCACGTAAGGGTGATGCATTAGGGGTCAAAGTTAAGGCCACGGTAGAGGGTGGCAAACTGAGACAACTGTTAAACGAATTACACTCAGACGAAGAACAGTAATTACATCGACCACATATACGAGAAGTCGAGTGTTATGACTCAAAAGGATTCAGATTAGAAAAATATCTTTAAATAACACATCATGTCTGTGAGAATTGAAAATCGTCTGACGTTCGTACACATAGGAAAATGTGGTGGCATAAGTCTGACCAACCTCCTAGATGAAAAATTTAAAACAACACACACAGAAGTGAGACACGACACCTACGACGAACTCCCAGAGGAATGGAAGGACTGTGTTTTTTGTATAATCAGGAACCCGTTCGATAGATTACTCAGTTTGTATCATTTCAGTATTATAAAGTATGAAAAGAGAAACCAACAAGACAGGTTGAAAATACTGGATAAAGGATTTGAAAACTACGTTATGAACGAGTTTGACACACCATTGTATGGAGAAATAGGTGGTTGGCGGGATCTGACCCAATCAAAATATTTCCCAGCGGACAAAGGAAAAATGCAAGTTCTTAGATTAGAAAATCTCAATGAGGATTGGAAAAAATTTTGTCAGCAGAACAATCTACCTTACTACGAAATAGGACGGGCGAATGCAACCCGGGAAAACAATTCATACAGGGAACACTACACAGATCAAATGATGGAAATTGTGAAAGATAAATGGGCAGAAGACATACGTTTAGGAGATTATGAATTTTAAAAAATTGGATGATAAGACTATTGCCCAACTCGGTGATAGATGCGAATATACTTACAATAAGTGTAGACCTTATTTCACAAACACCCGTACAGCAATAGATGTAGGCAGTAAAGCCGGTGCTTTCGCTACCCATATGTGTAAAGATTTTGACGCAGTGAAAATGTTCGACATGCGACCAAAAACTCAATGGAGATTTTTAGATAATAAGAAATGCGAATTCTTTAAATGTGCTCTCGGTAATCAGATAGGCACCGTGGAACATTCTGGTGCCCTTACAAACGTTGTTGTAGAAGGAATTCCGATTACAAAATCTCCTTTGAAAACTTTAGATAGTTTTAATTTCAAAAATGTAGATTTCATAAAGATAGACGTAGAAGGCGACGAAGTTCCTGTGCTTGAAGGTGCAGTACTCACACTGAACGCTAACAAGCCTCTGATAGTAATAGAACAAAATCATTGCACTGAAAAATATAACAAAGGCAAGTACGGTGATGCTATACGTTGGCTACAAGAACACAATTATAAGATGACTGACTACGATGGTATAGATGATTGGATAATGACTCATGTTTAATCTAACATTACCTACACCTGTTGAATTAGCGTTTGAACCTATCAACTTATGTAATGCAAAATGTTTCTGTTGTCCGTACACTTACTTAGAAAAAGACAAAGAGTACAGAGGTAAGAGGATGTCAGAAGAGAAGATAAGGGTGTTGCTCGAAGACTTTGCCAGTGGTATCAAAAGGCACAACATAGATCCAAGTAACACAATAGTCAAGCCGTGGAGATATTCGGATCCGTTAGTGTGTCCCGATCTAGAACTCGTGTTCGATATATGTCAGAAGAACAGACTTAAAATAAGTCTTACTACAAATGCTGTGAGCTTTGGGGGGAAGAAGTGTGACCTAATATCAAAATACATAGACACCATAGCCACGATAAACATATCAATAATTGGATACACCAAAGATGAAATCAGAGAATGGATGGACATAGATTGGGACGTGACCAGGGAGAGACTGAGAATGATACGTGACAAGTATCCTGCGATCAGTAGAAAGATGAACATAGGGGTCAAACACAAGATACAGGATCCCAAACGAGAACACTACGCCCCCGTGATACAACAGATACAACAACTGACATTAGGTAAAGTGAAAAAGAAAACCAACTGGCTCGAGAACAGATTAGTATACAACAAGTTTGATGATGACGGCCTGGACTTCAAAATATCTGAGAAACAATTCGTAAAAGGTTGTGACATGGTGCATGGGAAGATATTGCGTACACTAGAAGTATTAGTATCCGGACAAGCAGTACTGTGTTGTGATGATGCTACAGGACAAACAGACTTTGGTAACGTGTTTGATATCGGTATCAGTGGTGTTTGGAAAAATGTTGCACAATATCATGATCTAATCTACAATAACACATATACAGAAACTAAAAAAAACATGATGTGTAACACTTGTAGCAGAGCAAAGTTTGATTGGAACGAAGAGAAAACTGCAAGAGTGCATACAGAAAATCAAAGGTTTTTATAATGTCGTCAAAAGCGATTAACACAGTAAAATCCAAATCCCAACTACAATCCCTTTTGTCAAAGATAAGCAAGGGAAAATCCTTACTGCAACAATGGATAGAGCTGGATCCCATATACGTTGGTGGAAAGACCAAAGCAGACTATAGAGAAAGCATACACAAACACTTGATAGAATCTGCTGACTTAGTAAAGATAGATGGACATTGGTGCGAGTTTGGGGTGCGTGAAGGAAGAAGTTTGAAGTGGCTAGTA